AAAAATTACCTCTTAATTCAATAATTTGATTTTTAAATTTATTTGAAATTAAAATTATTGCCGCGTCTGCCAAATTTAAATTTACATCAAAACTAATAACCGTTTTTTGTTGCGCTTGTAAAGTTTTGTTTATGTCCTGGTAAATTGTACCAACAACTTTATTTTGCAATAAAATTTCTGCCGATATTTTTTGAAGGTCTGCCGTTGTTTTTGTAGGATTTTCAACTTCTAACTGCACGTTAACAATTGGTTGTAAAAATGTGCCGCCGTTGAAACCAATATTTTTTAAACCAATTTTTATTTTTTCTGACAAAATAAATTTTTTGTAACCGATCCAGGCAAGAAAAGCCAAACCGATATAAATTAAATTTTTTGACATTCAAAAAAAATTAAAAATTGATAAAAAATGAAAAAGATTACCAAATCTACAAAAAAATTTTAAACCGCTAAACATTTTTTTTTTCACGGGTATATGTGCGGAACGGGCGAAGGGTAATGGCCCCCCCTTTAGGGGGGGGGCCATTCCGCCCGTTCCGTACCCGTTCGGTACCAAAATATACCCTAAAATTTAAAGAATTTTAGACATAAAAAAACCCTAAAAAATAGGGTAAATTTAACAAAAATTTAATATTAAGCTACTTTGATTTTTTTCACCTTTAAAAAAACCTTATGGGAAAATTTTTTTGTTTCCTTGCAATAAAAGTTTATTTCAACCGCGTTTTTGCTTAAAGCAAAGCTTGTAAACTGGTCCAGTTTTGTAGGATCATTTAAAATATTTCGGTATTTATAAGCTTTTTTTTGCTGATCAAAAAAAATTGCCGTGAAATAGTTGGTTTGTAACATAATTTTATTATTTTTGAATTGAAAAAGGTCGAAGTAAAATTTTAAAATTTTATTTTAGCTAAGTAATGCCCCATTATTAAACCAATAGAATGGGGCTTTATTTTTTTTAAATTTTTTTGAATACTATCTAAAATAGTTAACATTCTTAATCTAATCCTTTCTTTTTTTTCTGCCTTAGTTTCTTTTTTATTTTTTGTATTTTTAGAGATAATCTCATTAAAAAAATAAAGATCCAAATTTTTATTTTTTTCATTTTCTTGCATTTTTAAAATTGTTTACGATAATCAAAATATTCATTTTGTGTATTTTTTGAAATGTAGTTTTTGTCTTTAAAATACTTTAAATAACTCTTAGAAAAATTAATACCTCTATTTTCAATTTTTGATATTTCAGTAATTAAATTTTCGTATTTAAAATACTTTTCTTTTTGAAAAATAATATTTAAAATGTTATTATGCTCTTGATCTGTGTAATTGCTGAAATGCTTGATTTTAGGCTCATTTACGGGCAAAGAATTAATTTGTATGAACTTATTGTCATCAATAGAATATTGTATTTCTATGGGCTTAAAACCTCCGGAGGATCGTAAGAATTTAGGCTCTAAAATAAAAGATCCGCTTTCCTCTTTTTTTACTGATAATGTACTTTGCGCCCAACGATCTGTATTGCTGCCCAGGTGGCCCAAAGTTTTGCCTTCATTTTTGCCAGTATGCAAAATTCCAATTAATAATAAATTGTTTACGGTTGTAAGTTCTTTGATCCAATTTACTACTTTACGGCACTCAATTTCATCATTATAATTCATAACAATATCTAGTAAACCATCTAGGATAATAACACTACATTCGGGCGTATTTTCAATGTACGCCTGGATCATTAATTTAATGGTTTCGGGGCCTTCCTTTCGTAAACAAAAACTGTCAAAAAATGTTGGTAACTCGTTAAAATCTGCTACATCTTTAATTCTTGACATATGTTTATAAAAGTCAAATTCGCTGCTTTCAGTATCAATATATAAGATTTTATTGCGCCCTGGTAACGTTTGCAGCTTCATTCCAAAAATGTCATAAACGCCAAAGCTACTTGATACAATTGAAGTTGTAAAAGTAGATTTGCCACTTTTAGGCAAACCAGAAATAATAACATAATTCTGAATACTACCTATATTTTGGCCCTGTATAGATAGTAATATTTGCTCCTTAGGGGGTATATGGCCGCGTTTATAAGCATTTTTTAATAACTCAATGTAAATTGGGTTATCTATCATTAAAAGTTGATTAAACTGTCTGCTAATAAGGCCAAAATGATTATAACAATTACTGTGATTACATCTCTTTTCATAAATTTTTTTTTAGGATTATTTAATTAAATATTCAATCCAGGCCTTTGCACTTTTTAGTGATCTATATTCCTGGTTAAAAGGATAAATTATGTACATTTTTGTTTTAGGGTTATATACAATTGTGTAACCCTTGTAGGCAAAATATTCCATTGTTTTAAATTTTAAAGTAAAAAAATAGGCCTAATTAGGCCATTCGGTTAATTTAACATCTAAAATGTCACATCCAGCCACTTGTAAAAAACTTACAATATTGTTGCTTTCAACAAATGCGGCAGTAAAAAATAAAGAATTTAATTCAATTGTGTAACTGTACAATGTACGTTTGTCCTCGCTTCCGTAGAAAAAGCGGAAAGTTGCTTTGATCATTTTGTTTAAGTTTAAGATTATAGATTAACAAAGATTAAATAATTATTTTAATATAACCTAATTTTTAACAAAAAAAAATCGGAGCGTAGAAACGCCCCGACAAATCTATGAAAATCCTTCTTAAACAAATTCAGCTCAAAAATAACTTTTTTTCGGCGTTTCGCCTACTAATTAATCCCTTTACTTTTACTCCATTATCAAATACCCATCTATCAAACTGATCTGCTACTATTTTTTTATCTGCACCGCTATTTAGTAATCTAAGTAAGCTTGAAGCTTTAAAGGCCCCTAGCCCGACATTATAAGTAAAAGATATAAGGGCGTTTAATTCATTATTATTTAATGGCACTTTAATCAAATTTTTAATTTCTGCCGCGTCTTTACTAGTTGTAATTTCTAGCCATTTTTGGGCCTGCTCTGCCGTAATAATATCGCCTTGCTGTACTTTTCTTTGCTTGTCAAAGTCATATGTTGATCCGTAACCAATTGTCCATACTCCGCCGCTATCCTGGTAAGCTTTTAGATATAACCCCCCTTCAGCTTTTTTAATAAAATTTAAAGCTTTGGTTAATCCTGATCCCTTAGTAATTGCAGTAATTCCCAAAATTCCTAGTATTATTAAAATTATTTTATTTTGCTGCGTCATTTAACCTCTTTGAGTGATCCTTTGCCGCCCATCCTAGCAATAATAAACCAATGGCCCTAATTAGGCCCTGAATTCCAGTACTTACGGGTATAACTTCAGAACTTGCAGCTAGTACCCCCCCCAGTGTTGTTTTCCAGTTATTCATTTTTGTTTATTTAAATAATCTAATTTTGTTTCTATCCTGGCTAATTTGTCTATAATATCGATACGATCTGATTTTATTTCTTTCATATCTAGCTCGATTTCTGATAATTTTTTTTTAGTAGTACCATAAAATGATCCTATAAAAATAATAGTTCCAACAAATGATCCTATATAAAATAAATTTTCCAAATTAGTCTGCATTATATATTTTTTGTTATAGATAACTTATAATTATTTATAACTTCATTTGTCCATAATAAATTTGCAACTAATTGTACTTTTTCATTTTCATTTAAAATATTATCTCCAGGACATAATACATTTCTATGAAATGTTTTTGCAATTTCAACATTATCTTTTTCAATAATTGATGATATACAAACTTCAATTTGATTGGATTGTAAAATTTTTATAGAATGCACTATTTTTTTTTCAATTAATATCATTTTTATATTTATTTATAATTATATGAAGTAAGTAAATGAAATTATTAATGAACTATTGTTAGCAAAATTAGTATTATTAATTGTAGTTGTAATACCTAAATTTGAAGTTTGGTTTAATTCTATTGTAGCTTGGTTTATAGTACCATATGCAACAAATTGACCTGTAAAAGTTATATTATTGTTTCTAAATGTACTTGCTGAAAAAAAGCCATTTGTTGATCCAATAG